TTCACGGACATTCTTTTATTCTTCGCTGCTTGTGAGAAAGGAGCAGCAAGTCTTATGGTTACTTCTCATTTGTCAATGGCTAAATGCCATGAGTGTCATTTGTATAAGTAGAAACTTTATATTTATATGTTTATAAGAGAACGATTACCCAGGTTTGCAAAAGCTATCAAACCCCCTCTCGTTGGGAGAGGGTCTTCAGTTAAGCGATTTCTATGAATTTGCGATCGTCCTGAAGAGGAAGTGACCTTCAATAACATTTGTCAGTGTAAAAGTAAACATCTTTTTAGTGCGTGTGCGTTCACAACGTATGGGCAAGTAGACCTTGCGTTTTGACAGCAACCTTATTGTGGATTGCCTACTAGATTACATATGTTTACCTATTGAAATGCCTCTTTGGAATATACGAGACCATTGGATTACAATGAGTTTCTCTGAATGAGTGCGGAGGATGGAAGAGTGAGTATTGAACTACAATGTACGAAATCATGGTACTATAGGATTTCCGATCAGTCAATATGTCACTAATGGACCTGCTGAACACAGGGTATAAAATGTTCTGAGTGGTGTAAAGCTGCAACCACGAAAAACCATGTCGGGTTTGTACTAAAACAGCAGTAGTAGGAAAGCACTGACCGGTGCAGTTCCCCCGGAGGGTAACACCCCGGAGACACCTCGAGTAATGTCGAGAGTGTGCCGACCTTATGGTCACTTTTTACACACACAGGCGAATTTTCAAATTTGCCGAAGCGCGTGAAAACGCAACCCCCTATGAACCCAGGGGTAGGAAGAGGCGTAATGAAACCTTCCACACAACGCGGCCTGTCCGCACCCCCACTCAGTTCGCGAATATGTTCGCTCCACCAGTCATTTCTGGTGTGTTAAAGCCGGGCGTTCGATTCGCAACGAGTGGTGAGGGTCCCATGAACTTTACAACTGGCCCTCAAGTTAACTTGAAGCCAGCTCCAGTAATTTCAAGGAGTTGCAACCAAGATAGCAAACTTCCTGGTCACGAACGTTTGCATCTTCATTGTACGCGCATGTGGTTAGAGCCTGTGGTCAAGGCTATGATCACCCAGGAGTTGTCTCAAAACGCTCTGGATTCCGTTCCCGCGCCAGCCACTCAATTGGTTAACTCTCTTGGAGAGTTGTTTGCTGGGAAGCTGCCCCTCACGCCCGATGCTGAATTGAACGGGCAAGTGTTGCGAGACAATGACTCACTTAAAGCGGAAGGGCATACCTTTATGTCGGCCTTCCGCTACTGCATGGAGAACTGGCAAAAAGCCAGGGATTCTCCACTGAGACGACACACTACCAATTTGCTCCAAGTCGCAATCTCAATGGGATTCGCACCCTCTCACTGGAGTGAATTGACGTTGGGTTCTATCAATGTCTACAATTTCGCAGTATCCAACAAGTTCAAGGATGCTGGAGATTGTATGGACGCCGTTGTCATGGCTGTCAACTACTTTGTTGAAGCGGCCGTGGAATCATGGGAAGTCGGCAACTTGTTGCCATTCCTTCGAGATAGATCCCTGAATTCTCGTCTCGACAAATTGTATGCGGACATCCAGGAACAGATGCAATGGATTGAGGATGGATCTTTCATGAAAAGATCTCTGAATTGGTCCACGCTCTATTCCAACATTGCCACATGCAAACAAGCCTTCATGGCCCAGGAGAACTTGGTCTCACCAACGAGTTTCGAAAAACGTTATTTCTCGGAAAGAGTCAAGTGCTTACAGGGTTGGTACATGAAGGTCATTATGATGAAGAACAATGGTGAGAACATTCCACAAACGCCAGCCGTCATCTTTTATGGGAAACCAGGATGCGGCAAGTCAAAGATCATGAAGGATACTCTAAAACTTCGAGCTGCCATGTGCGGCATCGAGTTCGATCCTAGCACTGTGGCAAACGCCGTGGTCGATGATGCTTTCGACTCAACCATGTGGAACCATACTTTGTTCTACGTCATGGACGATATTGCCAATCGTCCACTTGATCTTGATCCTTCCAAAGGAATTATTAAATTGCTGCAGTTGAGCAATAATGTTCCTTACACAGCAACAAAAGCAGAACTAGAGCACAAGGGTGTAGTTCAGCCTAATTTGCTGTTGGTCACAGGATCCACCAATGTCCGTCATTTGAACATTGATCTGATCACGCAGTGTCCAGAATCTATCAAACGAAGATTCTTTCTTGTTGATGTGGTCGTCAAAGCCCAATACGCCAACGAAATGGGAGGCGTGAATGAGGAACTTGTAAATTCTCTCGAAGACAAGGGAGAATTGCCGACTGTCACTTATGCCGGCAACTCGTTCCAGGACATCTACTGGATCACAATCAACAAGGCTTCGCAGGGATGGAAACCTGCCGAGTATTCTTCCGGTTTGTACGCTAAAAAGCTGACTATCGGAGAGTATTTCGTGGCAATTGAAATGTTGCTTGCGAAACATGATCGCTCTCAGGAACGACACATGGCTCGTATTGACACTACCAAAATGCCAATGAAATGTCCCACTTGTTCCTTTGTTGATTGTAAATGCGTGTCTGTTCATGAGGACAAGATTTTTCAAGGTGGGCAGGAAGTCAAGCCCCCACCACAAACTCCATCTCCAAAACCGGAGATACCCAAAAGGCCTCCTAAGAGGGTGTTCACACCCCCACAGAAAAATAAGGCCGAAACCCCAGTGGCCCCCAAGAAAGCCAAAAGGCCAATTCCCGAATTCATGGAGCAGCCTCCTGCTCCTTCGCTCAACACGATTGCCACACCTCCTGCAGTGATGCACGCTCCCAGTGATGAGGTGTCGGGGCAATTCGATGATGCAGAATCAAATGATTCTAGCATCCCTAGCGAGGTTCTTCTTAGTGAAGAAGAGAATCAAGGATTGGCAGCCAAATTGATTGGTTTGCCCACTTCCATCACGGAGTTCATTAACATGACAGGAGATTCGATTGTCAAGGCTGTGACCCAGGAGGTGAGTAGCCAATATTTGGGGGGCTACACAACTTTTGCCGGATTAATGTGGCATCTTGGACTGACTGAGACCACTATCGGAACCACGACCAGAATGTTGGTCGACCACCTGGCGTACAATGATCAGTTACAATGGTGGTACTACGTTCCGAATGAATGGTGGGATACCAAGTTGGTTAGAGAATTGGCCAAGAAATTTCCGGACAAAAGTGCGGCCGTTAGGATGAGGCGCACTATGATTGCTGCCAGAGTCCTTTTGGCTGCTGCGGTTGCTTCCGCCATAGCCAAACGTCCCCGTATTGCTGCTTCAGCTTTTGCGGGATATTTGGGGTGCGGAATACAAAACCGCTTGGCCCGAGAGTCCATGCACGATCAGCTGACTAAACGTCGCGATTCTCTCAGCGAGATTGCCCAAAGTGCTCGCGAAAAGCGAACGCCTAGGGTCAAAGCTTTGCTGTACATGCTTGCTGGTACTTCAGGAGCATACTATGTGGGTTCAAAACTTCTCGCCTGGTACATGAAATCAAAAGAGAAGGAAACAGTGCCTGCAGAGTTGGAGCCCCTGATGCCACGCAATCCTCCCTCCACGGAGTTGGAGAGCACAAATTCCCATGCAGTTCAGAAGGAATGCGTGCTTTCGGAGGAGAATCAAGCATACATGGATTGTGACGAAGCTGAATTTCGTCGTCGCGAACTGATTAAGGATGAATGGATTGAGAAATTTCAAGCCGTGAAGCCTATCAGGAATCCAAACATGACAATGGAACAGTTTAAGTCGAAGGTGTACAAGAACATCTCAATGATCGAAGAAAAGTCCGATACAGGAGAATACTTCTTTCGTTGTTGTATGTTCTGGTACAGATCGGGAGTCTTCACCATTCCCCGAGAAGACGTACCGAAAGTGACTGTCACTTGGAGGATAAGTGATACGGACACGCCTGGCTGCGCGTCTATTCACACTATTTCTCCTGAGTGCTTTACAACCTTCAAAGGTTCCAATATGGTCGTGGGTTTCCTGAACTATAGATCAAAGACTGACCTCACTCCCTACATAGACATTAACCCGAGTACTTATGAGAACAATGTCTATTTGTCCAAAATGATGATTGATGGTAAGATGCACCATTTGGAAGATCCTGTAATTTTTGGATCTATGTCCACGCCCGAGGATCACGAATTCCGCGTGATTACTTGGAAGCGCAATTCACGAACATTTAAAGGACAATGTGGTGGAGTGTATATATCACCAGATAGGGTTATTACTGGTGTTCACTATGCTGGAATGTCTGCTGATCTGACTTTCGCGAGATCGGGCCTGCTCAGTGCCGAGGATATACAAAAGGCACTAGAGCAACAATTCAGGATGGAAGGTAGGCTCCCAATGCCGAATCCTCAAAAGGAACCTCGTTCAATACTTGGAAGACAAGTTTATACTGAGGTTGGCATGAAAGAGGATGGAGACATCATAGACCAAGTTGAATGGTTGAAGTCTCAAACGGATGAGGAGTTTCAAGGAGCCGTAATGGTTGGCAGAGTTCCGACTACTGCCTACTTCAAATCGCAGGTTGTGGAAACCCCGATAGCGAAGGATGTCCAAAAACGATTCCCTGAAGCCACCTACGGACCACCCAAATTCGGGTCCTCCATGTACCCAAAATCCGCACTGTATGCTTTCAATAACAGTCCCGGTATGCCTAGATCTTTGTTATCTTGGGCGAGGAAGGACTACATGGTCGCATTCAGAACCATACCCGAGTATTTGCGGAAGGACCTCAGGCCTCTTACAATGGAAGAGAATCTTAATGGCATCGACGGTCTCCGATTTGTTGATCCTGTTAAAGCCAACACGTCGGCTGGTGCTGGCATGCCTGGAGGCAAATGGAAGTACATGGATGAATATACCCTTCCTGATGGTAGGAGGCGCAGAGTGTTAAAGCCTGAAGTCATGGCTGAATACCAAAAGGCCAAAGATGAGCTGCGCGCTGGAAGGAGTGTCGGTTTCCTGTTCAAGGGCACTCCCAAGGATGAGGCAACGCACACCTCAAAGGATAAAGTGAGGATTTTCACTGTGGGCGAATTCGTGGCGGTACTCATAGTTCGCGAATATTTCGTCATGGTCAATAGGGTCATTCAATTTATGACTGGCCGCAGTGAATGTGCAGTTGGAGTGAACTGTGACTCAGATGATTGGGAATCCATTTGGTCCCACTTGGAGAAATTTTCTCGGTGGTTTGACCTGGACTATTCAAAGTATGATCTTCGCATGGACGCCGAAACGATTAGTCAATCGTACGGCATTTTGTGTGAGATTGCCCTGGCTGGAAAGTATTCTGCCGATGACTTGTTTATCATGAACATGTTGATTGGAGATATTATCTGGCCGTTGGTGGCCTATGCCAAATGGGTCTACCAATTGAATGGTTCCTGGGTTTCAGGAATTCCCTTAACTGTGATCATCAACAGTATCAACAACAGCCTTCTGATGCGTTGTGCTTACAAAGCCACCTACCCAACTGCCGCAATTGGCAGTTTCAGGAACAACGTCCATCTTTTGACGTATGGTGATGACGTCATAGCCGCCGTGCACTGGATGAGTGCCGGATTCAATTTTCTCTCCGTCCAGAAATTTTTGGCTGCCTACGGAGTTAAAATCACCCCTGGAGATAAGGCAGCCGCGGGCACCAGGTTTGCTGCGAAACCTTCTTTGTTAGTATTTTTGCAGCGACTCTCGGTGAGATTAAGAGGTCTCAACTACAGGGTTGGTAAGTTGAAAGAAGCTTCCATTCTGAAAAGATTGGTAGCCGTTAACTACAACCCTGAGCTCGGGACCAATGTGCTGACCGCCATGAACATTGATTCTGCACTGTGGGACTATGCGTCTCATGGCAAAGAAGTTTATGAAGATCGCAGACAGTGGCTCAAAGACATCGCGTACGCGCGAGGTATTCCACAGCTCTGCACTCGGTTGGACTGGTCCTGGGAGATGGTCATGCGGAAGAAATTCCGTGATTTCAAACTCTAAATCTTCAAAATGTGCCCAACGTCCCGGTGTGACAGTAAAGCGTCCCATCTCGGTATGATGTAAAAGAGTCCCTTTGGGCGTCAGGGATATGCCCTCAGATGTACATACCTGTAAAAGAAATTCCCCTTTTGTGCATTGGTTACCATGCGTGTTCATGTTTATATGTATCAAAAATACGTAGAGGCTTGCATAATAGATAAAATACATAACACGGGGTGAGGCTAGGCACAGTCTTGCTACCGTTCATAGTGTGCCACTACAGAAGCAAATATTTATTCATTAAATCCAACTTCGGAGATGCAGAAGGTTCAGACGGTTACTTTTGCACACTCAGACAAGCCGGTCGCTAAGGAATTGGGGACGGCCCCCGAACCGACCTACTGGACAGGTGGAGCTACAGACACACCTCTTGGTGAGTACTTTAGACGTCCAGTACGACTTGCCTCGTACACGTGGGCTTTAAATGCCAACTTGTTCGAGACCATTCGTCCTTGGCAGGAGTGGAGGAACGATACAAATGTGCGACCCCGATTGGAGGGGTTCAAACACTTTCGTGGAAAACTTCGTGTTCGTGCAGTAATAAACGGAAATCCGATGTTCTACGGAAAGCTTATCATGGCTTGGGAACCACGCGCTCAGCGCAGCATATTCCCAATTGCCAGCTCTACTTCAAACGCATGTACGGTCCAATTAACGTGCATGCCACATGTGATCCTTGATGCATGTACTGGAGAAGGAGGTGAATTACAACTTCCCTTCTTTTGTCCTGAGAACTGGCTGGATACAACAAATTCAATCTCAGCCTTCGACATGGGCACCCTCCACTTGCATTCAATCGCACCTTTACGTACTGCTGGAGCTACTGGTACTCAAACGATAGAAATCCAGCTTTACGCTTGGTTAGAGGACGCAGAAGTTTGCACTCCCACTGCAACGAACTATGATCAGTGGTCCTACCAAGGCAGCTATCCTGAACCGGACGCTGTCACGGTTACGTTTTGGCAAGCTCTTGCACGAATTCTTCGGCGGAAGAAACGCAAGCGTCTACGCAGACTCGGTGATGAAATACCACAAAATGAGTTTGCAACCGGCATGGTATCTAAGCCGGCAACTGCGGTAGCGAAAGCTGCCAAAATGTTGGCGAAGGTGCCTGTCATTGAACCGTATGCCCTGGCCACTGAAATTGTGGCTTCAGGGCTGGCAGGTGTAGCACATGTTTTTGGCTTTTCTAGGCCACAGGTTATGGATAATATATCCAGATATCGACAGTTCTACGCTGGAGAGTTGGCTACAACCAACACTCATGATGCATTTGCCAAGTTGGCCCTCGATGCTAAGAATCAGCTCACAATTGATCCTCGTACCGTTGGTCTTTCCCCAGTCGATGAAATGTCGATTCCATATATAGTTCAGAAGGAGGCGTATACAGGAAAGTTTACGTGGGATGTCGCAGACACCACGGATACAGTCTTGCAACGCATCAATGTTACACCCGTAATGTTCAACCGTGATACAACCACGGTTACACCTCGGGCGGCATTGACTCCATTGGCGTTCGCGTCATTCCCCTTCAGATACTGGCGTGGATCGATTATTTTTCGATTTCAAATCATTGCATCGGCGTTTCACAGAGGACGCATTCGAATAGCTTATGAGCCTGCCGGATCGTCTTCTCAACCTGGTTTCAATCAGGTCTATTCCACCATAGTCGATATTGCCACCAACAGGGACGTGGAATTGCCCGTTGAGTGGCATGCTCATCAGCCATGGCTTGATGTGCATAAACCTAACATTACTTCCACAACAGACACACCGTTTGGTACCACTATCCCTATGTCACCCGTTACTGACAACGGACAGCTCACCATTTCGGTCGTCAACAAACTCCAGGCTCCAGACCCCACAAACACGCAGGGCGTTACAATCGCTATGTATGTCAGAGGAGGTGATGATCTCGAGTTCGCCGTCCCTTGGGATCTTGATGGCGAATATACATTTCGAGCTCCAGACCCTGGAGAGCAACCTCAGTCTCTTTCTCTCGGAGAGGTTCCCCAGAATGCTTTCGAGCAAGACCAACAGGAGGAAGAAGACAACATGCCAGAGGGAGGTAAACCTCTGGGGGGAGTAGGTGATTATCACCAATCCCCAAAGAATGAATTGAGCAAAGTGTACTTTGGAGAGCACATAAGTTCCTTTCGGACCTTGTTGAAGCGATATCAGCAGGGACCGTCGGTCACAAATCTCTCTTTCAACTACTACCGTTCTAACGTATCTCAGTTGAATTCGCCAATGCGCGAGTTTATCATGGTAGCATACGCAGGGTGGAGAGGATCTATACGATACAAACTCCTGCCAGGAACGACGAGTTCTAGGAACACTGTCAATCATTCCTTCGGTGGTGAAGGATTTAATTCCAACACCATGCAAGGGGTCCACATCAACTATGGCCCCGTTGAGTTCGAATCTCCTTGGTATTCAACTAAGAGATTTGAACATTGTCGGACGTCGCCGCACTTCACAGCAGACACCGACGAATTAGCACGACAGGAAGCAAACCCGAATCGTCAAGGTTTCTTCTACACAGGAGATTCGGGCCTGTCGTTTTCTGCCATTGGAGAAGATTTCACAACATTCTTCTTCATTGGTCCGCCTCTCATCTATTCCACTGCGGATTAGGTGAGAGGATTGGTCAGAGCACCCTGACCACCTGTAACAACAGGTTGGGCGTGCCGGTTATACTCAAATGAGATGTTTTTTAAACCGGTTCGTCCGGTGGATTTTTGGTCTTAACTCTTTGGGTGCAATTTCAAGGCACGCCCGTCAAAATTCTTTGGCGTGCG